ATTTACGGCGGGAGGCTCCAAAACTTTCCTCTTGGGGGGGGTATGCCCCCGTCATCCCCTGGCCGGCCGCCGCCTGTTGCCGTATCCCCCGTCCTCCTTCGCGGTCTTGCGGCTATGACAGCTCGCGCACAGCGCCTGCCAGTTGGCCGGATCCCAGAACAGCTCCTTGTCTCCTTTGTGCGGCCTGATATGGTCAAGGTCTGTCGCCGGCGCTCCGCAAACGGCGCAGAAAGGATGCTCCGCCATGAACACTTCCCGCGCAGCGCGATAGGCTTTGTTGGTGTACAAGGCGCGATAGGCGGCCGGACGCCTCTCCAGCGCTTTCTTGTGCCTCTGGCAATACGTGTCGCGCGTCAGCGCAGTACAACCCGGCGCGGCACATGGCCGCATCGCTTTGTTTGCCATGTTCACCTCGCCACGTCCACATAAAAAGAGATCGCCTGCCTGCAATCTCTCTATACTGCATTGTAGCACGCTTTTTAGTCGTGTTTCAATGGGGGAACTTCCAATGCTTCCAGCGCTCTCCTATGCAGATTCCATAGCCACTTCATGTCCGAGTAGTTCATCTCCTTGGCGATCCGTTCCCACTTCCAACCGTTCACGTATCGCCACCGCAGGATGTCTCGATACCTATCATCGGGGATGCGCGCGATCGCCGCCTCGATCTCTTTGGTCAGGTCCGTATATTCCTCAATGCGCTGCTTGATCTCGCGTTCGACCTCATCAATGCCCGCGACGCACTCTTCGATCACTGACCCGGCTCTGTGCGATGACGCTGATGGTGCTTTGCTGTATCCGCGCGTGATGCGCTCTGCAGTCTCTCGATAGTGCTGCTGTTGTTCCGTCAGAGCCTGTATGCGTGCGTTCTTCCGCGTGAGCTGACTGAGATATTCCCTCGCCGCCTTTTGCCGTTCGCTATGCGCATGTGCTTGTACGCTCGCGTTCATTTTCGCAAAATCTCGGAGGTATTTTCTCATGGACATATCGTCACCCTCTCTACGTGTTGTTTGCTACCAGATCATCTTCGCCCCACACTCCGGGCAGTATTTCGTACCCGCAAGCTCTTCCAGTACCTTGCGTGACACACGTATGCTCGGCATGTTTTCATTCCTCGTTCTGCACTCGCTGCAGGCATACCCGCCAATGTCGGCTGGATCATAGATCCACTCCGCATATCGAACAGGCAGCGCGTCGGCAGACGGAAGCTGGTGTATCTCCATAACGCAACGCGCAACCGCTTTCGTTTTTGACTCTGGAAGTTGCGCGCCGAGCATAGTCAGGGCATCTTCCGCCACCGATCGATAGATGAGATCAACGTTATTCATCCTGCATCCTCCTTCTCAACCTCGTTCCCCAGCCCTTTCTTCGCCGCATGCGTCAGGCCCGATCTCGCCTGCAAGGTATCTTAGGATCAGCTTGGCAGCCGCCTCCCAGCCGCGGCATACAGCGGCGCAGTACCCCTCCTGCGCAAGCGCTCTGATCCATCGTTCCTGTTCCCGCGACACAACTCCGCCGCGCTCGCGCTTGAGTTCGATATAAAGCCCATGACATCCGCCGCGGGCCACTGGCAGGCAAATATCGGGGACGCCTCTTTTGAGCCCCTCCGCCACGAGCCTCGCACCTGCCGCCGGGTTCCTTTTGCCCTCATTGGGTACATGATAAAGCATTTCTAATTCCGGCCAGCGTCCCGTCTGCATCCGCGCCCACTGAAAAAGATATTGCTGTTCCACCGATTCCGCCGGCGCTGGCAAGCTCTCCCTGCGCATGTCTCTCACTCCTTTCGCCGCATGCGGGCGTAGATGTACGCGCCGGGCACATAGTCGCTTACCTTGATCTCCGGCTGCTCCACCAACCAGAATCCGGGGTTTAGGCGCTCAAATATCTCCTTTGCCGCATATTGTGTTTCGGCAGCCAGCTTTTCCACGCGCCTGCGGCTGATCTTGTGATCCGCTACGGTTTCCCGCGGGCGTCGAAGATTCTTTGAGCAATTCCACCGGCGGCGAAACGCTTTCTGTTTGGTCATGTAGCGTGCTAAACCCGTATACTGGTTTTTATCAGGTTGCAGCCGCCTTGTGTTTGCGCGGCCATGTTCCCACAGGTTTTCCAGCGTATCCCTGCTTACGCCGGAAACGACCATGTGAACGTGGAAGCGTTCGACTTCGTCGGAGCCTACTTTCCCCTCGATGACGTAGATATATTTCAAAACCGCTCCCGCGCGGGAAGTGTCGCGTCGTATATAGTCCCTGGCTTTCCTGACCAGCTTTTGAACCGCCTTCAGCGCATCGCCCTCTTCAACGGCTTCTGCAAATGTCAAGGTTGCAAAAACATCGTTTCCCCCGAAGTTCTCATTGAAAAGCCATTCGATTTTCTTCCGGGCATTGCGCTCGTTAAGATTCTTCTGCGCCTGAGATGATTCCTGACGCTTTTTGCGCGCCCTGCCTGCCCCCTCCCATGCGCGGAGGATCGGGTATATCTCTATGTATCGCATAGGGCCAGCATCTACCGTTTTTGTCCGATAGCGCGAAACATGTCCATGCTGCAAATCTATCTGCGGATCGCTTTTGCGATCGAACAGCACTTCATACCCTTTGCCGGTGATCATACGTGCCTCCTACCCATTTGTTAATACCCGATTCAAGGCCGGAAAGGGCTTGCGCCCCAGACATATATAGTAGAAGAAACGCCTACTCTTCTGTCTCCTGCCCTGCCAGTTCTACCGCCGTCAACTCGCGTTGTTTTTCCATAAGCTGCGCCGCACGACCCGCTTCTTCCGCTACGACGATAGCCGACACCAATAAATCGCCGCACGCCGCTACCAGTTCGCCGCCCCGCCCTCTTTTCCGCAGGACAAAGCGCAACTCTTTGCGGTTGCCCTCTGCCGGCTTGAGCCATGCAGTGTTTATGATGCGCGCACGCCCTTGCTTGTCGGTCAACACCGCGTACAGCACGCCGCGATCCCAAATGTATCCGATATTGTTCAGCCGTTCTTCCAACGGGTCCATCTCAATGCTCAGGTGTTCGTCGCTTTGCTCAACCTCGCGTATGGTCAGGTCATCCGCCTTCTTCGCATCGATGTCAAACAGAGTCCGTATGTGCGCCTCACGCACCTCCATCCCATCCGTCGGCCAGCAAGCTCGCCCGTTGCTCAACCAGCATCCACTTCGCGTGTGCAGAACCAAAAACTGCCCTGTGTTCATACAGCATTTTTTGATCGCGTTCAGTTTCATTCCTATCCACCCCCTTCATTCCCTGCTCACGTCCACAGCTTCCTGCGCATCCACCATTCTGATGACCGCCCGCAACAGTTCCACCTCGCAGCCGCCGCACTCTCCCGCGGCGCGCAGCTTTTCAGACCAGATCACGAGCTGGCGGCGCAACTCTGAACGTCGGATGAGATCTCCTTCCTTTGCCATTGCCTGTTCCCCCTTGCCTTTTGCGCTGTTACTTGTCCCGATCGTGGTCTTATCCGGCCAATACCCGTATTTGATCATGGTATCGACCAACCGTTTTGCCGTTTCGATGCTGCCAATATTCTCTCGACGCACCTTGCCATCGCAAACGACATCCCACGCCATGCGCCGTGTGTCTCCCGGCCTCGGATGCCAGGCGCGCACGATCTCATATCCCCTGTATGTACTATTATTGCGATCCTCCATCACGCATCTTCCTCCGCTGGCTGATGTTCGCTCTCCACTGCCGTTACTCTATCCATGCCCGATCCGGCAGGTTTTTCAGCAACTGTTCAAAACGCTGCCGCTCCAGATCGCTGGCGTATTCATCCATAGCGGCCTCATACGCCTCATCAATCTCTCGCACGATCTGCAGAAGCGATGTATTCTCATCACGCAGTATCTGCATCGTGGCATTTAGGTAGTCGTATTGCTGCCTCAGATCCAGATAAGCAACCAGGATGCCTACGCACTGCCCGATGGTGTCGATCATCTCCGTTTTCGTCTTGCGCATGAGTCGTTTGCCGGCCTCTGATTGGGCATAGTCCCGCATCACGCCTGTCAGTGCTGTGTAGTCCTCCTCGTACTCTCCATAGTCGATCATTCGATAGCAATCACCCAGAAGAGCCACCGTGCATGTATCATACGTTTCGCCATCCAAGCCCGACTCGAAAACAGCCTCGTATAGCTCGTATGCCTTGCTTGACAGCGCCGAAAAACTCATCTTAAACTCCCAGTATTCGTCCTCGCTGCCCTCCAGCGCGTTGAGAAGCGTATCGTCGTCATTGTCGATGTACCACTGCACATCGCTGCACGCATCCAAGATGATCTGTATCTCCTCGGTCATGGCCTCCCAGCCCATGGACATGAGCGCGGGTCGCTTGTAACGCAACCCGCGCGTGCGTTCCGCCTTGCTCATGCTGTCATCGCCCTTTCCGCATCCTTCTTTGTCCCCGCCTGGCGACGATCCACGCCTCTTTCTCCCGTTTCTCCTGCTGCTTCTGCTGCGCGCGCGTCAACTTCCACTCTTCGTACTTGAAGCAAACGCTCTGGCAGCCCAGAAACCGCACGTCACAGCCGTGACAAGGCGCATCCTTGTTCATGTGCCGTCCCCGCCTTTCGTTACTTATCGCCCAGAGCCTGCGCCATGCGTTCCGCCGCCAGCCGCATCGCCGCGCGATACTGATGGTAGTCCTCGGGCGCTTCGCTCCGCACTTCGTCCAACAAGGCCGTGACTGCCTGGAACTCCTGCAGCAACCGCTCATAGCCGGCGCGCAGACGCACGATCGCGGCATTGGGCGCATGGGCTGCGATCTCCCGTAGCCGCGTCAATTCTTCCTCCACGGCCGCAGGCAGCATCTCCACAGTCTCGATGCGCGTCTCCGGCGGTTTTGCCCGCTCCTTCTCCAGTTCCGCTTCGAGTTCCATGTTGCTTTTGCGCAGGCTGTCCACATCCCTGCGGAACGCCTCTTCCGACTTTTTGATTTTCTCTTCGCGTTCTTTGGCAATCTGGATGTCTTCCCGGACGCCCTCCAGTTCCGCGCGCAGCGCATCTTTTTCAGCCTCAACTTCCAGCAACTCTTCGATGCGCATCTGCCGCCGGTCGATCTCTTCACGCATACGTTTTACTTCGGCCTCAAGCTCCCGCGTGGTCATGCTTTCCGCCGCGCCGCTCTCGATCAACTCCGAGCGTTCTTCCCACGGCAAACCCAACAGCGCCAGCGCCTTGGAATAGCTTAAATCCGCAAATGCCGGCGGATTTGGCTTTTTGCCATATTCCTCGAACACGCGCATGAGATTCTGCGCCGTGCGCTCGGAGTAGTCCACGTTCTCCTCCAGCCATGCGCCCCACTGCCCATGCGGAACGATAGCCTTCGCCTCGGCAAGCCGCCTGCCGATCTCGATCGCGCCAGACAACACCGCCACCCTTGTCTGTTCTTTGATCACGCGGATCTCTGCCGCGATGACCTCTTCCGTGCGGATGATCTCTATATCGCTCATGCTGTTTTCCTCCCAGTTCTCCATGCCTCGAAAGCGTTCCAAAACTTCTCCAGTAATTCCCGTGTCTCCGCCGTGAGCGTCATCGGCTCGCCTGGGGAACGGCCATGAACACGGTCGTTCTTATATCCCCGGTCTTGCACGAGCTTCCCATCCACTGCGGAAAACTCCACTGTCCTCCACGGTGTCCCCGGCGCCTCCGCCCATCTGAGCGCGCAGAGGATCGTCTGGCCATCCATGTATCTTGAGATATACTGCGCAACACAATGGCGCAGCGCAGCGCCTTCCGCGCGTATTTCATCGGCCGATGCAAACGGCCGCAGGATCAGGCCGTATGCCTCAAAGTTGTAAAGCGAGCCAAGGCTTTTCAAGCGCTTCTCGAATTTCTGCCGCATGACCGCCGCTTGTTGGGCGCGCCTCGCCGACCATAGCTGGTTGAGCCTATCCGTCATCCGCTGATGCATGGCAGCCAGATCGCGCGGCATGCTGATCTGCTCATCGGCAAAGTCCTCGCCCAGTTCTACAAGCTGCTTCCAATAGTCGCGCGCCTCCGAGAAGGTGCTTGTCTCCTTTGACCTCTCGCACTGGCGCATCAGCCACCGCATTGCCGCCGGCCTCCGATCTTGCGAAAACCTCTGCAAGCCGTCCAGAACATCACTCATAGTGCCATAGCTGTGATGCGCCGCATAATTCGCAACGCGCACCGACTCCGACGCGCCGATCCGCGAAAGGGCCTGCATCCACTCCAGCGTCTCGATGTCCAAGGCGATATGCTCTCGCTTTACCTCCGCATACTGGCCGGGCGTCATTCGCAAGATCTCGGTCGCATTCTTGCCACGGCCATTGATCGCCTTCGTGCCACCACGCTGCATGATCTGCATGGCAAGGGATTTCTGGCCGACCTTGGCCATGTACTCCACATATGGCCGTCGCGCCACTTCCGCCATGAGCCGGATCACCTCTCCGCTGCACGGCAGGCCGTTGACTTGCCCGCCATACTCTCTGTTGAATCCTCCGAAGAGCTTGTCCACGCGCTCAAAGCTCGTTCCGGCGATCGCGCGTCGGTACGCTCCCGGCGGTGTCAAAAAGCCGATCCTGCCGCCGCAAAATACTCCCAAGCCGTAAGCCTTTTTCATACGCTGCCACTCGCCTTGACGATACTTGCCCGTTTTGTAGTCGTATACCCATGCGTTTCTCTTCCAGCAGCGCGCGCCTTTGCCGTAGCGGAAAATGTAGATCGCCACTGGAATGATGTCCGTGACAGCTCGCTCCGGGTTCGCCCCGGTGCTGTCCCTGTCCACAAGAGATGCCACCAACGTCACCGTGTCGCGTTCCACTGCCGACTTGCGCCAGTCCAACAACCACGCGCTCTGGCGGCAATACTTATGGCCGCGCAGTTCATCTCGGTAGACAACCTCCGTCCCGCAGCGTGGGCAGACCGTCTCTTTGCCGTGCAGCGCGCTCCATCCTTTCGGGCGCTCAAATGTCTCTCCGCAAACTGTGCAGGCCAGTGTGCGCGGCTTTCCGTTGTAGCCCCACAGGTAGTCCGTCAGCCACTTGCGGGCGCAGCGCTCTGCCTCGGGCGACACCAGCACGCCATCGATGTGGCGCATGGCGCTTTCCAGCGTGCCTGCATCCTCAAAAACTTCCTGCCGCCCTTGGTAGTCTGCTTCCGCCCCCATATATCCACTCAATAGGCACATGTCACAGCCCTCCCAGCAAAGCGTCCAGATCCAGCGCACCCGCCGAGACATGCGGCACAGGATGCTCCGCCGCCTCGCGCGGCTCATCTTCGTTCTTTACGTTGATGCCGTAATACTCCAGCGCGATCTCGCGCGCCTTGGCCGGCGTCACGACCACGCAGGTGGATGCACGCTTCTGGCCTCGGGCGTATGCCTCCATAGCGGCGAATGCCCCTTTGAGGTTCTTCCCTTCGGCGAGAAGCGCCCCTGCCTCCGAAGGATGTTCCCGCAGCCAGGACGTCATGCCCTCGCCCAGCGCCTGTACGCCCTCGCTCTTTGACGTGGCCATTTCATCCCGGAGCTTGTCCATCGCCTCTGTGTAAACCGCATCTGTGTGCGGATATGTATTCGTCATGGTCTTTCCCTCCTACTCGTCGAAAAACAACTCTCCTATCCGCATGCCGTAATACTTCGCCAGGACCCTCTTGATATTGTCCCGTGGGTTGCGCGTGCCGAGTTCGTATGCTGTCAATGCACTCACGCTTATGCCCAGTGCGGCGGCGACTTCTTCGCGTCTTCGCGTCCCGCGCGCTGAGATGAGTCGCCCGCGTTTTTGTGCTTCTGCATTTGGAACAGAGCGATGATCGCAGGCCTTACAGCTCTCCATCGAGATCTCATGGCCATCGAGTTGGCAAAAGTACCGCGCCTTTGATGGCTCCCGTCGCGCGCGCAGACAGCGATACATATCGATCGTTTCACTTCGTTTGAATCTTGCTGTCATCGGCCCTTGCCCCCTTCCATGCCCGTTTGATCAACCGCAATACGCAGCCCAGGAAAAACAACACGGTGCAGATCGGCCACAAAGCGGCGGCCGCAAGAGCCTCCCTTGATTCGATCCCATCATCGAAAACCGCTTTATAGACCTCAACGATAGCAATTCCTAGCATCGCATACGCAATAAGCGCAAAAATCCATGCAAATATCTCCGCCTCTAAGTTCATCGCTTTCCAGTCCTCCTGTTCGGGCCCTGCGGCGGCGTGGCCCAGTGCGTCACCGGCGCACGATCCACGCCGTAAGGGTTGCGGTATCCCGTGAGCATCACGCCGTTGTTCGTGTCCCATATCAGTACGCATCCTTGCGCATCAGCGTCCTCAGCCGTAGGCATGCGCACCGATTTGGGTATCCATCGGATCGTGCGCATGACCGGCTCCGCGCTCTTCCCTGTTTTCGCGTCCTTCTTTTCCACCTATGCGTTCTCTCCCCGGTGAAACAGCAGCTCCTTGATGGCGCGGATGCTGAATCGCAGCTTTTCAATGGCGTTCATTTCCGTCGCTTCCACGAACTTGTCCGCGAGCGCGGCGATGCCATAAGCCACACTTTTTTCGTCCAGTGTTCCCGACAGAAGGCCTTCTATATTGACCATCTTGTACGTGCCGCTCTTCGTCTCCGTGACGAACACGCCCATCATCCCATCGGCTATGTACGTGCGTTCCCTTTGTTCCAGGGCGCTGCCTTTCGTCTGGTATACCTTCATTTCAATCCTCACGCATGTTCCCTCCCGTTTTGTGCCCCACGCGGTATCCGTCCCGCATCAATTCCATGTCCGCCTGCGTGTACGGCCCCGACGCCTGCCGGCGCGGTGGCGCCGGGCGTCGTGCGGTCTGTCTGGTAATGATGCGCTGTATGCGGCGGTTGTAGTATTCCGAAATGGCCAGCCCCGCCACGAAGATGAGGATATACCCTACAACCACCATGCGTCCCTCCTGTTCGGACGGCGATCCTCCAGCATCGAGTTGTCGATGCGCCGGGCGATCCGGGATACATTCGGCAGGACGGCCAAGAGTATGACCAGTGAAGCGATGAACATTGACAAAACCTCCATTCCCTGCTATAATGCAGGCATAGCTTCCCATCACCATGGGGCTTGCCGCCTCGGACAGCGGCCTTAATTGTCCGGCTGCCCTCGGGATGTGTCAGCATCTTCGGGGGCATTTTCTGTTTGCTCTTCGATCCTCTTCCATACAAAGCGGCCATATCCGGCGTTTCGCCACTGGCCGATCCCGAGGTAGCGGCCATAATCCAGCGCCGCTTCGATGGCCTCCCACGTAATAGGCTTGGATCTCTGTGTGCTGCTGTTGGGGATCAGGGTAACTTCAAACGTGATCTTCCAAGGGTCATTGACTACTTCGCTCGCCGCCAGCGCCGTATATTCGCCTCTGGCAGATCTGGCGCGGAGCGGCCGTTCCAACTGTTCATCCTCATCGATGATGTATTCTCCATTGCGTCTGAGGAATAGCCGACGCGGAGCAATGAAAATATACTTGTCCACCTTGCCGCGCTCCATCAGGATCCCTTCCTGTGTTCTCAGCGCGTTCAGCGCAGCCTTGAAAAATCCCTTGAGTACATAGTCCCAGACAAATAGGCGGTTGTCGCCATCTCTGGAAAACACCGTGATACCTTTATCCTCAATGAAATCCAACGAGTCCTCTTCGTCCTGCAATTCCGACGCCGGAGCCTTGCTGCTGATGTACATCGTTCGGATCGCCGGACTTGCCGGCATGCTCCCCAGGATGGGGGTCAGGCCACGGATAACGTATTTTCGCTTTTCAACTTCCAGCATGTATTCTTCCCTCCAAAATTGTTATTTCAGATGCGCTTGGGCGCTTACTCTACCCTCCTTTCAACCTCTGCTGTGCTATGCCTTCACTTCGCTCGGCGAAGCACTGCGCTACGGTACCGAACTGAGCAGTGCCGCTGCATTGCTGTCATTTGAACTCCTCGCTGGCCGATGGCAGCTCATAGTCTGTTCGTAGCGCAGCCATGATCTCGGCCCTGGGCTGCTGCCCGTACAGGATCGCCAGCGTTTCTACTCCCTTGCGGTGCAAATAGTACGTATTGTACGATCGCCAACCCCTGACATACCTGAACTCGCGGCGCTTGTACTCCTTGCGAATTTCCCTCGCCGCCTTTCGTGGGTCGAGGCGGAACGCCTGATAAACCCTTTGCGCTTCATACCAAAGCTCACCATCCATACAGGCCGGAACGATCTGCGCCAGCCGTTCTGTGATCGTGTCCTTGCCGCTCATTGCCTGCCGATCGCCTCCGGCGTCTGTTTGGCCGCCTCCGCCGCGATCTGCTGCATGCGGGCCTCGACCATCCGCAAGCGATACGTCAGCATCCGCACGCCCTCGCTTCCTCGGGCGCGCTCTCTGGCGCAGCGCGCCCGCATGCGCCTTCTCTCTTCCGCCAGTTCCTCGGGCGACATCTGATCGATCACGGCCCTTATATCGCGTATCATGCGCTTCCTCCTTTCGCGTTTCTTCCCTCTGCAAATGACCCAGTCCACGATGGAGCGCAGCTTGACCAGTATGATGATCCCCAACGTCAGCCAAACCAGCCCATCGAGCAGCCTCATCAACAAGTGTCCACTCATAGCTTGTCCTTTCGGCGGCTTTAGCCGCCCGCCTCCTTTCGCGCCTGTTCCTCTGCCATCTGCGCCCGCACCAGGCGCTCTGCATACCGCCAGCGGATGCCGTCGATGCAGCGGTTGACCTCGCGCATGCGCCGCTCAATGACCTCCGGCGGCTGGTTTGCGTAGGCTGAGTCGTCCACGCGGATGCGGCATCCGCATTTTGCGATATAATCCATCACGATAGCCATTGATCAACACCTCCTCCCAGAGCGTATTCCGATGTGGTTTGTCCAGTTGCGTCGGTCGTGCTTGTACTGTTGGTAACTCGTGTGTTATAATCCTCTCGAATGGGAGGGATAACAATGCCTGACGATGTCGCAAGGATTCTCCAATTCATCCTCGACGCTCCCACTGGTTTCGTTTCTTCTACCGCCTTGCGCGAGTTTATCGGAGATCGCGCGCATCAGCGAATCGAATCGCTTGAAAGCATGGGGTTCATAGAAGTCTCCAGCTACGATGTCTCAGACGATGGGGACGTGCGTGTTTCCGCTTATGAAATCACACCCACTGGCGCCGATGCGCTATCCGAATATCAGCGGACGCAGAACGAGTTGCTGAAAAAGATAGCCGATGACGATGCCGAAAAGCAACGGGTGGCGATGGAACATCGAAGAGATGTGCGCCGCGACTACATTCTTTTCCTTCTCGGTCTGGTTTTCGGCTGGGTTCTGGGGTGCTTCACCCCGTCGGATGCTTGGAAATGGTTTGTCGGCCTTTTTCATTAAAAGTCCCTCCTCGCGTTGATGACTGTCTCGGTATCGTCTTAGCTTCCTTCATCCAGTTCGGCCTGCCCGCCGAGCCGGATGTTTTTTGTGCTCTGCATTTTATCCCTCCTATGCCGGTCGGTCAGTTTCCTGGAAAAACTCCGTCCAGTCGAAGCCAAGAACTGCGGCTATGCGTTTAGCCGCACTCACTGAAGGCTTGCGTTTGCCTTTTTCAATGTTCGAATATGACGCACGCGCCAAGCCTGTTTTGTCCGCCACCTCTTGCTGTGTCAACCCACATTTTTTTCTCGCGCTTTTTAGGTACATTGTTTCACCACCATTCCGCTTCGTATAGACGCATTATAGCGTCAAATCGACGCATTGTCAAGCCTTAAAATTAAATTTTGATTCGATTTGACGCATTGCACAAAACTCTCTTGATTGTTTCAGTTTGACACCTTATAATAGAAACGGGGTGCAAAAATGAACTGTCTAAAAGATTTGCGTAAAACTCGCAACGTTACCCAAGTAAAAGTCGCAAATTATCTCGGTATCACCCGCGGTGCTTATACGAATATAGAAAATGGGCGTCGTCAGCTTGACCCCACTTCTATATGCAAACTGGCAGACTGCTTTGGTGTTACTACCGACTATCTCCTCGGGCGAAGCGATGTCGCCGAGCCCGCAAAAAATCAGCCCATCGCCGATGGCGATGAGCTGGATCGAGAACTTATTGATCTGATGCGCGATCTTTCGCCGGAAGATTTCCAGCGGGTGAAGGACTTTGTTGCAGGCTTAAAAGCAGCTCGCGGAGGATCTTCTTCTCGTCGGTCGTAAGGGTTCTGAGCATAGCAAGGACTTCCTTGTCTCTTGTGTCCATAAGACCCCTCTTTCGCCTGGCCGACTGGCTTATATTGCGCGCAACTACATTTTAACATCAAGCAAAAAGCATTTCAATCCGTTAAGGAGGCATCACCTTGCAGAATTGTTTTACTTTCATAGATGTTGAGCTTGCAAACCCCTCTCACGATTCTATTTGCGCACTGGGCATTATCCATGTACGCGATGGAAATACAGTTTTCTCTCACGAATACATCATCGATCCTGCATGCAGCTTCTCTTCTTTTCACACAAACCTGCACGGTATAACGCCGGAAATTTGCAATGGCAAACCTTGCTTCCCAGACGTTTGGAAGGAAGTTTCCTCTTATTTTGAAGCAGGCATCGTCGTTGCGCACAGTGCTACCAGCATGGATTTGAATGCGATTTGCCAGACGCTCATGCACTATCAGCTCCCCGTGCCTGAGATACACTATCTATGTACCTTGGAGCTGGCTAAAAAATACATACCGAAGAAAAGTGTCCCCAACTATACACTCCCCAGCCTATGCGACTATCTGGGCGTCCCTGTTCAACACCATCACAATGCGCTCGCAGATGCCCTGATGTGCCACGATGTATTCTTCGGCATGCTTTCTCGCTTTGGCTTTTACGCTGATGCCGCGAAGGTCTATCATCTCCCGGAAAAGCAATCGCCATGCTACCATGTATCCCATGAAGAGCGCCCTTTCCCTATTGATTTCGATGCATTCAGTTCTGGCGATATTTCGGGTCGAGCATTCCTCCTTACTGGTGACTTTGAATTTGGAACTCGGGCGAGCGTCGAAACTTACATAGAAAAGCGGGGAGGAATCATTAAAAGCGTCCCAAGCAAGCGGCTTGATTATCTTCTTGTTGGCAATTTAGGCTCTGAAAATTGGAAGTATGGAAACTATGGAACAAAAGTCGAAACCATTCTCGAATACCGCAGAAGCGGCCTGCCTGTAAAAGTGATTTCTGAATCGGATTTTTTCAACGCAATCATCCCGGAATATGCTGCTCCTGCCTTGGATTTTCTTTCGCCAGAGTCCGTCATGCAGGATATTCTTCGTGGCGAATTGTCTGAATTTGCCCCTCACTTATCCTTGGCTCCTTTGAAGGGTGGAAGCATCTCTTTCAAGTGTGTGAATACGCTCGCTTTCCGTTTCAATCCCAGCGCCGCAACCCCGTATGTGGAATTTCGGGAAACGGATATGCCCGAAGATGATGTATCCCAAATTGGGAAAAAGTACCAGCTCACCAAGCAAAAGCCCGCCTATTGGAGAATCACTGTTGATGCGACCTTCTCCTATAAGCTGTTCATAAAATACGCAAAATCCATCCTCAAAGACATACTGGATGGCATGAGTTATGCTTTCGCTTGCTGCGATCGTTTCATCGAGTGTTCCGATGCAAAGCGCTGTCTGTTCCCCAAAGATCAACACCACTTGGGTTGTTACTACCGCAGAAACCTACGTGCCGGGAAAATCTTCTACGGAAAGAACAAAAACTACTTTCCGCAAGATAAGACGGAAGATGAAGCGCCTTCTCTCCAAGTCTCCCAAGAAACGTTGGCTAAGATGCTAGATGCCGTTTTGCTGAACCCCGACCAAGCGCAGTGATAGACCTCCCTGCGCATTTTACAAAGGAGGCCAGTGTCCACATGAGCGAGATCGCCCTGTTTGAGCAAAAAGAGATTCGCCGGATATGGCAGGATGAAAAGTGGTATTTCTCGGTGGTAGATGTCGTGGCTGTTCTGACAGACAGCGCCGATCCAAGGCAATACATCAAAAGGATGCGCGCCCGTGATTCTGAATTGTCTGTCAACTGGGGTACAATTTGTACCCAGGTTCAGATGATTGCCGCCGATGGGAAGCGCAGAAAAGTACAAGCTGCCGATGCGGAGGGACTTTTGCGCATCATCCAGTCGATCCCTTCGCCGAAGGCGGAGCCGTTCAAGCGCTGGCTCGCCGCCGTCGGCGCGGAGCGCATCCGGGAAATATCCGACCCGGAGATCGCGGCCACCCGCGCCCAAGAACTTTATCGCAAAAAAGGTTATCCCGATGATTGGATAGCCCTGCGTGCGCGCGGCATCGCTACGCGCGCTGAGCTTACCAACGAATGGAAAAACCGCGGCATCGACGAAAGCAGCGATTACGCCATCCTGACCGCCGAGATCAGCAAAGCGGCCTTCGGCATGACGCCGTCGGAATACAAGCGCCTTAAAGGGTTGAAATCAGAAAATCTTCGCGACCACATGACCACGCTGGAGCTGCTGTTCACCGAGCTGAGCGAGGCTGCCACAACAGAGATCGCCCGCAATGACGATGCGCAGGGCATGGTGGAAAACACGGATGCCGCGCGGCGCGGCGGAAAGATCGCGGGAGACGCGCGCGAGAATCTTGAACGCCAGACGGGTCGAAAAGTTTCCACGCCGGGAAACTATAAGCATTTGTCGGCACGCCGGCAAAAGAAGTTGCCCGAAGGCGAATCATAGCCGCGCCTGCGGAACGGCGAACGCTCCTCGGGCATTGCCGTTCCCATTTCGTCCCCAGCGACTGCATAGAATCTATCAATCACTTGCTTCCGCTACGGCGGGAAACCGAGAAACCAGGAGGCCCTATGTCCAAGCTCTATTGCATGTATCTCCGCAAGTCCCGCGCCGATCTGGAGGCCGAGGCACGCGGCGAAGGCGAAACGCTGTCGCGGCATCGCCGCACGCTCACCGAGTTGGCCATCCGCATGCACCTGCCGCTCGGAGAGGTCTATGATGAGATCGCCACCGGCGAAAGCATCGCCGCCCGCCCGCAGATGCAACGGATGTTGGCCGATATTGAGGCCGGCATGTGGGCTGGCGTTTTGTGCATGGATGTAGACCGTCTTGCCCGTGGCGACAGCATCGATCAGGGCATCATCTCGCAGACGTTCCTATACTCCAACGCCATTATCATCACGCCCGGAAAAACGTATGACCCGCGGAACGAAAGTGACAGCGAGTTCTTCGAGATGAAGATGTTCTTTTCGAGGCGTGAATATGCGCAGATCCGCAAGCGCCTCCAGGCCGGGCGCATGCGCTCGGTGCTGGATGGGCGCTACATGGGCACCCGCCCGCCTTATGGCTACAAGCGTGTGAAGATACAGGGCGACAAGGGGTGGACGCTGGAGATCGTGCCGGAAAAGGCCGAGATCGTGCGCATGATATACGACTGGTATGTAAATGGCATGGATGGACGTCCCGTCGGCTGTGGTGCCATCGCTACGCGCCTCAATGACATGGGCCTGCGCACGGATATGGGAAACCGCTTCGATCCAAGCTGCATACTGAACATCATAACCAATCCCGCCTACGTCGGCATGGTGCGGTGGAATCAGCGTACTACGGTCGTCTCGCTCCAGAACGGGCAGCGAATAAAATCCCGGCCCAAGAGTGATGAACCTATCATCGTGCGCGGCCTACACGCGCCGATCCTCACGCAGGAGATTTTCGACGCCGCGCAGGAACGTCATGCCGGTCGCTACGTGCCCAAGACGCCGGAAACGCTGGCGCTGTCCAACCCCCTCGCCGGTCTGGTCGTTTGCCATGAGTGTGGCCATACATTGCAACGCAAGCCCTCGCCACGCGGATGCTGGATCTTCTGCCCCACGCGCCGCTGCAAAACCATCGGCATCCTGGAGGACGTGTTTGAGCGCGCCGTCCTCGAACATCTGCAGAACTGGCTTGTTACGTATTCAGACGAAAACGCTCCTTCTGCGCCTGCGAAAAACGCCGCCGACGCTGTTGCCGAACAGCTCCAGCGCCAGAAGCAAACGCTTCAGACGCAGCTTTCTCGCCTCTATGATCTGTTGGAGCAGGGCGTCTACACAACAGAGGTCTTTCTTGCCCGCCAGCGGGAGTTGACCGAACGATTGTCCGCGCTGGATGAAAAGCTCGCCGCCGCGCAGAAGCCGCCGGAATTGGATATGGAAGCATGCATCCGCCAAGCGCTTCCGCGTGTCAAAGCCGTGCTGGATGCGTATCCGCTGGCCGAAACCGCCGCTGAAAAGAATGCCCTGCTGAAATCCGTAATCGAACGGATAGACTATCAGAAAACAAAGCGAAGTACCCGCTGGCAAAACTCCTTGGACTTCCTGCAAATGACGATTTACCCCCGCGTACCGGCGGGGGAAATACAGGGATAGCATCCCGTGTAAAACGAATTTTTCTCCTGATGTTATCTTTCTACCTTGAAGCCATGGAAAAGGGGCGCGTTTCCTCGCGCCCCGTCAGTCCTACTTGCCTTGTCCTACCTGCTGCCCCGCCACCGCACGCAGCGGCGACCACGGACGATGTACAGCGTCGCGCCCTCCGGCAGCGCCGCAAGGTTGCGCAGATCGTCGTCCGTCGGCTCAAGGCCATGCTGGTAGTGGTTGCTGTACAGCGCGATGCGCGCGCCCTCCGGCCAGCCGCCGGCAAACACGTCTTCCGCCGGCGCGCAGGGGTCGAAAAGGCGCAATATGGCCTTCCCTCGCCCCGACTGGATCACCAGCGCGGCGGTATCCGTATAAACGTCTCCGAACAACGCGACCCCGAAGGCTACACCAATCCAACCCTCGCACGACACATGCAGGGCTTTGTCCTTCTGTCCGTCCTTCATGCGCATTGGCATATAAATCACCCTTTCCAGATGTATCAGCCATGCGCACAACTGTATTTATATAATATCATAATGCTTTTATGCCCTCAAGACGATTTTTAATGCAACTTATGCAATAAAAAATCAAGCGGAGCGATCGCCCCGCCTGCCGGTGATTATTTGTCCGTTTCTTCCTCGGTTTCCTCAGTCGTAATTGTTACTATATTAAATTGTTCCGCCACCGCCGCCTCGATTTCCGCTCGGTCGGCGGTAAAGCCGCGTTTCTCCAGCTCTGCAATTACATAGTCCAGCTTTTCCGCGCCTTTGCCTGCTCCGTAGAGCTGTTCGGCAGCGTAGACCAACGTCCTGACTGTGGCGCTCAAAAGCGCCTGCTGGCTCTCGGTCGTGCGCGCCTTTATCCACGGCACCAGCTTGTACGTCACCAGTGCCGCCAGCAGCGCGATGATTGCCTGAAAGATGGGGGTCAAATCAATGTTCATACGTATCCTCCTTTACAGCCTGTCCACCAGAAATTTGAGCACATATCCAACGATGCCACTGGCCAGCGCGGTAATGATGGTCAAGCGTACCTTCTCATAGTTAGCCATGGGCTTTGCCTTTAACTCATCGACGTCCTGCCGCACGGCGCGCACGTTTTTCTCTATGCGTTCCTGTCCCTCGGCCAGCGTCCCAACATTGGCCGTCAACTCCCGCATGGATTCGATGAGCGCGTCTTGCTTGTCCAGGCGGTTGAAAATCGTGTGGATCTGCTCGCGCGTGCCCGCCTCAAACTCGCGCAACTCGACGATGTTGCGCGTGATCTCTGTCTGTTCCATGTGCTATGCCGCCACCTTCGCGTATTTCCCCGACACCCAGAGGATGCGCCCGCCGACAAGCACGGGCACCCAGTTATCTTCGTTGGCGTAGGTGAGTTTGTCGCCGCTCTTCACCACGCCCGCCTTGTCGTAGGCCGTGCCCGGCCCGGTGCGCAGCCAGGCGTCGCCGCCGGAGATGAGTACGTTGCCGGTCGCAGGCTTGTCCTCCGCCTCGGGCACGTCTTCCTCCACTTCCAGCGCCAGCAGCGCCGCGTAGCTGTCCGGGCCGAACTCGCCATCCACCAAAATATGCGCGTCCTTCTGGAGCGCTTTGACGGCAGACGCCGTGTTCGGGCCATACTCGCCGTCGATCTCGCCCGGGTTGTAGCCAACGGCCTTCAATCTGCGCTGGAGATCTTCGACATCCTTGCCCTCGCTGCCGTTCCTCAGGATGCGCGCGCCCAGCGGTACGGAGGGCTCTTCCACCGCGCCGTCGTATCGGTCGCCGTTGGTCAGTACCACGGCGGTGTGGCCCTTCGTTTTGGTCACGAGGATGTCCCCCGCGCCGAGATAGTCGTCCTGACTGGTGTACTTGCTGGACGTGAATTTCACGAACTCGCCCGTGTCCATCAGGTACGCGGCCTCCGTCGCCGTGTAAAAGTCCTTGGCCATGATGCCGGCGTAGGCGCAGCAAACGCGCACCAGCCGCGCGCAGTCCGTCTCGCACTTCACCGTGGCTTTGGCCGGGTCGTAGCCCTTATCCTTCACCGCGTTCCACAGCGTCTGGTTCTGGTACTGGTCGTAGCCGATGTTGTCGTTCACGCAGGCTGCGCGCATTGCCTGGGCGATCTTCGCCGCCTTGATAGGGTCTTTCGCCCGCAGCACCACCCAGCCCTTGGAGTGCTTGTACCAGTTCTGCGTCGATACCTCTTTGCCGGTCTGGTCGCCGGCCTTGCCGCCATGAGCTCTGCCGTTTTCGTCGATGCGTGCGCTGCCGATCAATACTGCCATAGATTTATCCCTCCTATTTGCTCCTTATATCGCAAACGGGCGCCTTGTAGGGTGCCCGCCTGACGTCATGTCTTGGTGTATTTGATGACCACAAAGCCAGAGACGTATGTGCGAGATGTCGTAGCGATGATCACGGCGTTTGTGGCCTTATTGTACTCAAGCCCGATTTGGTAGTTCACGTTCTGCGTTTTGGGTGCAGGGATGACGAATGCATATCCATTGTAATTTGCCGATCCATACAGCATCCCGTGCATATCCAGCATCTGGTATAGACCCGAGACACCCGTTGCCACCGACTGATCATTTGCGTTCTTTGCGCCAACGGTGAGCACTTTTTGATAGATCGTCTTGCCATCGATCCATTTATCACCCGTGTCCATCTCAGCAGTCGTATACGTGATCCCCAAATTCTTGCGCGCCTCTGCTGCCGTTATCGCCCCGGTGCCGCCATTGGCGATTGGGACAGGCGTAGACATGCCTGCGTGAAACACCCTGAACGCATAATAGCTTCCATCGACGACGTCGCGCAGGAGCAGGGCGTTGTCGCGGCTGGGTGCGTAGCTCGCGTTGCGTACCTCCAACATCCGACGATTATTCCCTGAGCTATCATCCCAGGAAGAAAACGACGATGCTCCAGCGTAGCTTCCCTCAAACACGGTGCGGAACTCCGTGCCATTGTAGGTGGGCTGCAAGTATAAAGAGGGATACAGGCTATTCTGGATGTAGAGATTTCCTGTCATGGTGTCGCCGGAACGCTTAACAGCCCCGATGTTTGCACAAGCTGCGGAGGCGTTCTTGGCTCCTGTCCCGCCCTGCGAGACTTCCAACGCGGTAATGAGTTTCACTGGCCATCCGAAGGTCACTGTTTGATCCGCTCCCGCTGCTGTGCCGAAGCCCACGGCCTTGCCGCCCTTCTTTACATGCATCACATAGGCGGCCGATGGGATGGTGAGGCTGTATGTCGATACTGTGCCAACCGTATCCGTCAACGTGAGGACAACATCATAACTGGCATCTACCGCAAGGCTGCCAGCGCCGATGATGGCCGCTGCACCGCTGGTGAGCGTAGCGGATGTAGAGTAGCTCCCTCCGACTTGCTTCATTGTCAGGCGACAGGAGACGGCGTTGCTGCCACTAAGGGCCGATCTGCCAAATGTAGCCTTGATGCGGGCGTAGGTGCCATTGACATCATCGCGGGTTCCGGCGCTGTTGCAGCGGTAACTCTCAACAGCCGAGAAGTATGGCGCGGCATAGTGATATACCGAAAACGTGGTGGTTTTTGTCGCCGTTCTGCCTCGGGAGTCCGTTACCTTGGCGGTGACGATCACAGCACTGGTGGCGTAGAGATAGTCCGTGGTGAAACTGGACGCGGAAGAACTGCCTACGTTTGGGGTCGTGGTGATGGAGTAGCTTTTGATCGTCGAGCCATGCACTCCCGCTGCGCCGTTGATCTTGAGCAACGCCTTGCTTTTGCCGTAGACATAGATACCCCATCCATTGATGGTCGCATTATCATTGACTGGCGCTGCTGAGACGCTGGAGATCGTCGGCACTACCGACGCAGGCGCGGTAATCGTGAATCCATAGCTGTACGAGCCAAGGGAAGCCCCGGTAGTGTCTATCGTCTCCAGCGTTGCCGTAGCCGCGCCCGACGTAGCGTTGGGGATGGCGGCAAGCCACGAAAGCGGGATGGTGTATGAGGCGTAAGTTGTTCCTGCCGCGATATTTTGTGTGGCCGAATGGCTGCCGAATTTCCACGTCACCTTGTGCGTGTAGCTGGAATTGTAGGCCGTAATGTTGAGCCTTGCCGTGCTACCCGCCGCAACACTGGTGGCTGCCATCGAGCCATCGCTTTGCAGGTACTCATATGTGAGCGTGATCGACGCCGAAGAGATACCCAGATAATCGTAGCAATACCCGCCACTATATGTGCCGCGCGTCCTGGGCACGTAGATACACAGCACGCGGTTCCCCTCTGAGAGGTAGCTGCGGATGGTGTTGAACAGCGAGGAATTGGTGCCCGCGTTGAACGTGAGTGTTACTGTGCGCCCGTAGGCGTCGCCAACGCTGATCGCGCCTATGGACGCGCCGCGAATCGCCCCCGAGATGGTATTACTGGTAGCTTTATAGAAGGTCAGGTTCTTCGTCGAAGAGCCGCCGGCACGCAGGAACGTCACGCGAAGTTCAATTTGTGAGATCGCAATGTTGGAGAAGTTCAGTTCTGATAGGCCCGCGAATCGAATCGCGCCTTCATAGCGCGTGCCGCCGTACACGCCTTGGCGTGCCTTGCCGTTCGTCCACGCTCCGCTGGAGCGGTAAGCGAGTTGATCCGCGTTGACCGTATAAGTCGCCAATTTGCGCACCTCCTATCCACGCCACTTGAAACCAACGCCTGTGGGAGTGGTTACGATGTCGAGGTAGCCGTTGGTATCTGTACCAATGGAGATCTGTTCCACGGCTTCCAAACGGGTCACATAGAGCTTATTGTCAGAAAAATAGGCCAGCTCTGCGCCGGCCTGCACAAATGACAGGCGCGTGTTCGTCAGCCGCATTTTTACGCTCGATTCCGAGCTGCCCATATCCAAATAGGGCGCGCCATCTTCCTCGCCGAACTGGAAATACGAGAACATCTGAGCAATGCCGTTCTCGGCTGAGGCGAGACGATTGAAGGTCAGGGTAAGATCAGAATTTGTTTGAGAAAGCTCGCTGCGTATCAGTTCAATGTCTGCCAGCACCGCGAGGAACGCCTCCGTGCTGGCAAACTGCTCAGACAGTCCCAGCGCGTCAATTACGCTCTGCACGCGCTCATCGAGGCCGCCATCTAACCCTTCCACGACCTCGGTCAGCTGGCCGAGCGTTTCGGAGGTTTCCTCCGGGGCAGCGCTCCATGACGTCGCCACGCTGCCTTCTTCCAGCTTCACCTTGCGGAAAATGACCGTCACGCCGGTAGTCGCGCCACTTACACCTGCGTAGAGGAATAACGCCCAGTTGCCTTCTGATGTAGGCAGCGTGAAGGACGCCGATTGTTTTCCATACGTAAAATCCAGCAGGCCACTTGCATGCACACTTCCATCTGTGCGGTTGACTACCTTCCAGGTCACACCCGCCGCCTGTCCTTCGGAAAGGGCGACTTCGCGCACGGAGAACGTGTATGTCATGCCCGGTTCCAGCTCATCCGCAGCTATCCAGTAGCTGTCATCGCTGTCGGCTACCAGCGTGTATGTCTCACTCCCTTGGATAAGATTGACCCCACCAATCTCAATGTCCGCGATGGCATCGCCAACATTCTGCGTGATGACGCCCCGAATGGACGTATTGCTCGAAAGGTCGAGCGTTTCGCCAAAGTTTGAGGCAACATGATCCGTCGTGACTGCCCCAGCCTTGATCTTTGAGGCGTCCACAGATTCCGCCGCCAGCTTTTCCGTTGTCACCGCGCCCGCCGCGATGTTATTTGCCAGAATAGTCGCGGCGGCAATCTCCGTTGATGTGATGGCTCCGGCCACGATCCTATCTGCTGTGATGCTGCGCTGCGTCAGTGATCCGCCGTCAATGGTAGACTGCGAAAGCTGCGGCGTGCCGTTGGCTTCGTTGATGGCAAAAACAAGGGACTGTTCGCTGCCTACAATAATGAGCCGCTCAACGGACAGCGTGCCTGTGGTAATGCGGTTGGCAGACAGTTCGACGATCTTGGCGTCGGTGATGGAAGCGTCGGCAATTTGTGCCGTCCCCACCGCGCCTTGCTGAATCAACGCCGTGGTTATAGCACCGAGCGCGATCTGCGCCGTGCCAATGGTGGCATCAGCGATTTGGACGTTGGTGATCGTCGCGTTTGCGATTTGAGCCGCAGTTACAGCCAAATCCTGTATTTTTGCCGTTGATATTGCCGCATCCTTGATCTTCGCCGTGCCGATGGCAAGGTCGTCAATGCGCGCCTCATCCACGGCCAGAAGCGCGATTTTCGCACGGGTAATGGCTGCATCTTCGATATGTGCGGACTGGATCACAGCGGCTGCTACCTTGGCGGAGGTTATCGCTGCGTCAGCGATCTTCGCCGTCGTGACCACCGCATCGGCGATCTTTGCGGTGGTTACAGCTAGGTCTGCGATCTGCGCAGTGTCGATCTCAGCGGTTGAAAGGTATGCGGCGGCGATTCTGGCAACGTCTGCTTGCAGACTTCCCACCATTGCCCAATCGATGTCCGCTTTGGATATGTTGGCCGTGGTCAACTGCGCCGTGGCAATGGAGGCAACCGCGGCATAGAGCGCATCCGTGGTCACTGAATCCGCTACCAACTCGGTGATGTAGGCTTTCAACGCATTGATGGCGTTGGCGGATAATTGTTCCACTGCAGCCGTATCGATATGCGCCAACTTCACGCAAAGATCCCGTATCTGCGCCGAACCTACTGCGCCATTTGCCAGCTTTGTACCCCGCACGCTCTGATCTGCAATTTGATAGCCGTAAACGGTCGTGCTCAACTCAACAAGCTCTCCAAGCGACACACTGATGTAGTGCTTTCCCAGGGCATCCCACTTGTATGCCGTAACGCGCATAGCTGCGTCAATGTCCGCCTGTGTAGCCACTACGCGCACCGTGTCGTATAGATGCACTGCTTGCAGGTCAGCGTATTTCGCATATTCTGGCGTTTCTCCCAAAGCGATAAAATCTACATCCAGTTCCGCCGTGGGCAAATCTATACCATCGTCAAAGTCCTTCTCCGCCAACTGCACGAGCTTTGCTCGCGCCTGCGCTGCGTTCTCCACCCCCTCTTCGCCCACGCGCACATCATACTCAATGGCGCGGGCGTGGATGATAGGATATTCGCCGATCCTCGGGCTGTCGAGATAGATAGTATCGTTGAGGAGCAACGGCTTCCCCTCTTTGTCTTGCCCTATAGGGATGATGCGAGTGACGATGTCATCTGTATCCGTGGTCAGCGTCGCCCCCAGCAGATTTTTGCCGTGGCGGATGGTCACGCCCGTCTCGCGCGCAGCATCCGGCAGCAACCATATGTCGAAGTTATCTCTCACCAACCGTGCCCCGGTCTGTGCGATCACACCATCCTCCGTATCCAATAGACATTCGACCAGCCCGCGGCGAGTATAGTCGCCTGTCACCGGCCTGGCGGTCTGGCAATGCACGTCGAAGCTATGCGCGTTGAGGGCGTGGTCAAAAATCCGTGATACAACCGTGTCGGCTGCGACGTTTTCCGGCTTGTATTCATCCCCGACGACATTCCCCAGAAGGTCATAGAAGATGTGCCTGGCTGTGACGCGCAACTCGCGCTCGCCGGCATCCCACTCGACAGATACGATGCGGAACAGTTGCATGCGTGATTGCACCGGGTAAACTACGCGCTCCGGCGATGGTGCGTCTCCCTCAATGGTTTCCGTTTCGTCCCGCACGTAGACGAGATACTGCATGGACATATAGCCCGTCGCCCCAGACGCGCGCACAATCACCTGTCCCCAGCCGTTCGCCTGCGAGAGCACTACTACCTCCGTGCCAGGGCGGTATTTGGATAGGATGCGCGTCGAGGTGGACGGCCCTTGCCTGAGATGTAAATTTGCCCCTGTGTTGGTACGCACCTTGTAGATTTTGCGCGTCACCGTCACCGGCTCCGCGACCTCGCCTTCGCCTACGATCTCCGATTCTACCAGCGGCGTCTCGCGCACCGGCGCAGGGGCTTTGAGGATACATCCAGCGGCAATGTCCATCCATTTCCCGCCGTCATCCATGGGATGTACCATAGAGAGCGTGTACATTCCACCCGCGCGCTCTTCGATGGTGACTTCGTAAGGCTCCAAAGCCCCCAACCCCAGTGTGGAAAAATCTGCCGCATCCGGCGCGTATATGGTAATCATGCTCGCCTCTCCCTTTGTGGGCTGTTATACGGTTATTTGTAATTTGTCAGCTTTGCGGGGTCAAAGCCATTGCATGCCACCGTTGTGCCATGAATGTATGGCTCCTTCGGGTCTGTGTTTTGCGCGATGGATGGGATATACGTCTCCCGGCTCGCCTCGCCAGTTTTTTCCCCCACCGATCTCTCCAGCCCTTGCAATATCTTGATGATCTCCGCAGTCGTTCCCTCGATGATCAATCTCACGCGCCACGCCTCCTTCCATCGCTTTCAACATTCCGAATCTTATAAATCCCGCCATCGTGGTGTAATGGTAATCTTGGTCACTCCCGTCCCTGTCCAGGAGATAATGTTCGCCCCCGGCTGCAACGTCGGGAAATCGTCATCTATGAGCGTTACACTGCTGTTGCGAAGTGCCGTCTCGGTGAGGTTGAAGCAGTCCTTTATTTTGCAGTCGATAATGACGCCCCCGTCGAGATCCTCGACCTCCAATATCTGCGTGCCGATGGTCAGCGTCACATTGCCAGTCCCTTCGATCTTGATGCGCGGTTCGGATTTATATGTTCCAGGATTCTGCACCGTTTCAGGCGATGATGTCAAAATAGCATCATCCTCTCCCTCTACCTGTTCCACGTGGTATCGGAAGGGCTGGCACCAAAATGGCAAATCAAACCTGCGCTGCTTCCGCCCGCGCACGATCTGTTCAAATTCGACGGGCTCCGTCATGCGCGCTATGTAGTATCTGTCCGGCATATTCCCCAGAATGAGCGGCCCCCGCGCCGATAGCCATGCAGCGATCTTTGCCACATTCGACATATCTGCGATGTAACAGGTCAGCGTGAGTTCAAACGACTTATACGACCCATCCCGTATTTCGAGATCTCCAGCGCGCCCCGGCACAGTGACCGAAGTAATGCTTTCTTCGGACGTGGTAAGAGGCGGGAACTCCAGCACGGTGACGCCATAATCCTTGCAGGACTTTCCGCAGAATTTGAACCAATCAGGCATGGCCATACCCCCTTGCTATGTTCCGTTGCAGGCGCCCCAGCTTTCGGGCCAGAATATCTACATCTTCTTCGCTGTTGGCGTTGTAGGTGTCGATGTATATGTTCGAACTCTGATTGCGGTTATCGTGGTTTGTGGTCATGCTGCTGCCGCCGCCAGTCGTGCCCCCATTCCCGGCAACATCCGTGAGATACCGCGCCGCGTTGGCGATGATCCGGCGCTGGCTCTCCATTTCACTCTCGATGCCCTCTCCCAAGCCGCGCATGATCATCACGCCGACCTCATCTCGGAACACGCGCGATGGAGATTTTATTTTCAACGCCGACTTCGCCGCGGAGACTGCAGCGCGCGCGGCGGAACGCATGGCAGATACCACGCTTGATTGACCCGCGCGTATGCCTGATGCCAGGCCGAGCATCGCGTTCAATCCAATGGGCCGCAATGCAGAGGACGGCAATGCCGCGGAAAGTGCAGCGCGCGCATTGTTCGCCACGAGCCCCGCGTCCCCGGAAAACCCGTATTCTCGCATGCCGGCACCAATACCCGCGGCTATATTGTCTCCCGCAGGTCGCGTCAGTTCCGCGGGTGAGTGGATGCCACATGCTTCATTGATGGCAGTCAAAATGTCGCTTGCCGTTTGCCCCGCCGCATTTTCCCAACCAAATGCCGTCAATCCAGCGCCGATGCCCTCGCTGATTGCCATACCCGCCGTACCAAATTCACCGCCGTTCTTCTCCAGATATGCCAACATATCTGTTATGGGAGCAAGAATATTCGCGCCTTCCTCTTCACTCATGTTCCCATTCTGTATGGCGGCAGTAACGGTCGCAATCAGTTCGGCTATATTTTGCAGGTCGGTTTCACTTTCAGACAATGCTTGTATCTGTTCGTTCAAATACGCGATATTGGAGGTTTCCATTGCTTCGTATTCAGCGCGGCCTATCCCCGCATCATCCCATACCTGCCCTGCCTCCTTCATCTCTGCGATTTTCTCTTGTAGTCTGTCTATTTCCGTAATTACATTTTGGATACTTTGTATTTCGGCTGTCGTATCTTGCCCCATGAAAGCAATGAGCGTACCTTCCAGCGGATTGGTATCCATTTTATCCTCTGCCATATCCACTGCTTCCCGACTTCCCAGCTCCGGCACGATCTGATAGTGGTATGTTATATTTCCATCTTCATCCACTTCCGCGCCATGGAAAATCGTTTGAGGATAGATTTCTTCGACTTCGCCGATGCTCACGTTCACGGCCAATCCATCCGCATCCGTGAAAATAGCGTTTCCGGCCGCAAGCTGTGCTTTGATTGCCTCGGGCGTCAGATCTTCGCTGAACCGCACGTAGTCTACTGTGCCCTCCAGTCCATCTACGCTATTGTTGGTACGGAAGTTGCTGATCGCCTGTGCGGTCAGGCGCGGATGTACTTCTGCTTCCACCTCGGGCGAAGGCATTACCGCGTTTTGTGCCTGTATGTACCCCATAATGGTTCCATACAGATCTGCCGTGTTGAATCCGGTTACACTCAGTTTCTCTCCTGCCTGCGTGTAGCCGACGATCTCCCCAGTCTGCGGTTCTGCAGCAAAATTGATGATCTCCCCGGATGTCTGACTGTACCCGCTGATTTCGCCGGTTTCTGTGTCTACCTTGAACTTGTCGATGGGCAACGATTCTCCCGCTTGCGTGTATGCGACTACATTGCCCGTCACGCCCTTGAGGTCAACACCTGAGATCTCGATCTCTTGTCCTTCCTGCGTATAGCCCGTTATTGTGCCCGTCTGCGCCTCGACACTGAAGTATTCGATCGGCAACGCATCGCCCTGCTGTGTATAGGCAGTCACCATACCCGTCTGTTCTTCGATGTTCACGCCGGTGATTGCTATTGGCTCGCCTTCTGCCTGTATGTAGCCGATAACATTTGCCGTCACATCTACTGTCGGCGTTTCTTCCCCAAAATCAAGCTCTGCCTGTACGCGCATGACTTCCTCAGCCAAGGCGCCACCGAACATCTCTTCCAGTCCCGGAAATTCGCCGGCATAAGCGCTGAGCATATCCCCGATCGTCTCATAGCCGCCCAGCATTTCCGTCACGTTCAACTCCGGGAACAGTTCGTTTACATCCACCCCCGCCTGATTTGCCGCGTCTTGAAGCTGTGTAAGCGCCGTGATATACGAAGCAATCTGCCCTTCATCCATCTGTTCTGTCAATGCCGCGATCTCGCCCAATACGCCGGTTGTATCACCGCCGCTTGCCTGAAGTGCTGAGTATTCCATCAGCAGTTCGCGCAGGTTCGAGATCTGCGTCTCTGCCTGCTGCATCTCCTCACCGCCAAAAAGTTCCGGCGCTGTCTTTTGCAAAAGGGCCGCGTATTCCTGCGCCGCAGCGATACGGTCGGCATTGTAGCTCTCATTAAGTTCCGTAAGCGCCTTCTCTTTGGCCACGCCGTCTTCCATTGCCGCGATCAGGGCATACTCTGCGTCGTAACGTTCGTTGAGCTGTTGGTTGTACGCGGCCATACCTTCAGCCCCGGCCTTGAGTGCATCCTCATAGATGCTGATGTCCGTTTCTGCGAAGGGATTGCGCGCCTTGGCGCGGGCGATTGCCGATTCCACACCCATGGCGATCTGTTCAAAGCCGCTGCCAGTCTCTTCTTCTAGGCGATACTTGATGATAATATCCTCTCGCTGAGAGATCAGGCTTTCAAGTTCCACCTTGTCCGCGTCGCTCAACATTCCGTTTTGACGCTTTTTCAGCAGTTCCGCGACACGTGCATCCATCTCGTTCAATAGGTCAATATCCGCCTGCATCTCCTCTTGCAGACTAGCGCTGCTCGTCTCGCCACTCAGCGTAGTGAGCGCTTCACGAACCCTCTCGCTGGCAGACGCAAAGCCTTCTGCGTATTGGTCTACGATTTCATCTGTCTCTTTCTTGCCATCCGACCATACAGCGTAAAGATCGCTTAGCCATGTCTCCGTTTCTGCGGTCGTGGCTGCAAAAGCCGAAGTGTCGATCCCAAAGGCTGCCAGCCCTTGAGAACGATCATAAAACGTTTCGGCTACTGTATCCTTCCATTCCTTGGCAACAGCAACCATCTTCTCGGTAGCCTCGCGCGCTGCTTTCGCCCCACTCGCCCAGTCAATCAGGCTATATACTCCGTATCCCAGCGCAGCTACCAATGCAACTGTCGCAACCTTGGATGATGTCAGCGCCGCTACAAGCCCTCCGGCACCGCCTCCTGCCGTTTTGAAAGCTGCAGCCGCCGTCCCCAGCCCCTTGCCCACCTTACCTAGCGCGCTAAAGAGTTGCCCTGCGCCGGTCGTTACTTTGCCCAGTACGATCAGCGCCGGCCCTGCCGCCGCGGCGATCGCAGCCCACTTGATGATCTGCTCTTTCTGCGCGGTGTCCAGATCCATAAATTTATCGATCAGATCTTCCGCCCAATCGATCGTGTCCGCAAAGGCCGGAGCCAGTTCATCGCCCAATTCCTGCGCAGCAACAGTCGCCCTGTTCTTGAGCATTTCCAGCCGGCTTGCGGTGGTGGCATAGCGCTTTTCTGCTTCCTCGGTCAGTGCTGTGTTTTCCTGCCACGCCCGGCTTGCCGTCTCCTGCGCCCGCGCGAATAGCTGATTCGCGTTGGTTGCACGCAGCAGCGTATCGCGCAGGCGGATCTCCGTAAGCCCCATCTCCTGGAGGGTGACGATGGCGGATATACCTTCTTCGTCCATCTGCGACAGGCCGACGATAAACGCCTGGATCGCGTCCGCCGGGCCCTGTTTCCACGCCTGAACAAACTGTTCGCTGCTCATGCCGGACACACGGGCAAAATCCGCAAGGGCAGCGTTGTTCGTTTCCACCGCGACCTGCATCTGCGTCATCACTTTGGAGAACGCCGAGCCGCCCGCCTCCGCTTCGATGCCCACGGACGTCAGGCCCGTGGCAAAGCCAAGGATCTGCGCGTCGGTAAGGCCGATCTGGGCGCCAGCGCCCGCCAGGCGCGATGCCATATTCATAATGGCCGATTCTGTGGTAGCAAAATTGTTTCCCAAATCGACCAAAGCCGAACCGAAATTGCGCACCTTGTCCTGCCCGGTGCCGGTGATGTTGAAGAACTGGGCGATGGTCTTGGCAGCCTCATTCGCCACGATGTCGGTGGATTCTCCCAAGTCGATCATTGTCTTGGAATAATCTCTCAGGTTTTCCGTGTAAATGCCCAACTGCCCCGCCGTTGCCATGACCTCGGAGATCTCCGAAGTATCGCTGGGCATTTCAAAGCTCATGTCCTTGACGGCCTGTTCTAGCTGTTTGTATTCCTCCTCCGTCGCGTCCACGGTCTTGCGCACGCCGGCAAAGGCATCTTCAAATTCGATGGACGCTTTGAGCGCAAACCCGCCAAGCGCCATGACTGGCGTGGTGATGTACCCCGTAAGCGCCTTGCCGACGCTTTGCATGGTCTTGCCGGTCTTTCCCAGGTTCGCCGACCATGCATCCATTTTCGCGGTGAAGGCATCGAGGTGCGGATTGATGTTGGTGATCTGCTTTTCGAGGTTTTTGACCTCCGCTCGCGCTTCGGATAGCCGCGTTTGCCAGTTTGCCGCCTTGTCCGATGCGTTTTGCATCGTCCTCTGCTGGGCGGTCAATTTCGATTCGAGGTCTTTGACGGCTTTCCCAGAATCCTTGTAGTTGCTTTCAAGTTCCAGCAGTTCCACGCCCAGGGCGTTTGCCTCATCCGAGTTCTCACCATAGGTTTTTACGGCGTCTTCGTGGGCTTTGCGCGCCTGATCGACAGCCGTTTTAAGCTGCTCTTGACGCTGGCGTTCCGCCGCCAGTTGTTTTTCCAGGTCTGCGTGTTTGTCCCGCGCGGTGGCGAGGCTCGTATTGGCCTTGGCCAGCGCCTGCTCATACTGGGCAACGCTCGCCCTCTGCATGTTCAGCCGTTCTCGGAGCATCGTCAGGCGCGCTGTCAATCCCTGCACGGATGTCCCAAATGTTTTTGACCCCGCGCCCATCTCCTTGAAACGCGCCTCAGCCTGTTTTATCTGCTGGTTTATGCTCTTGATGTTGCGGGAAAAGTTATCCGCCGACAGGCTCAACCGCACTGTAAGTTCCCGAAGTTCCTCTGCCACGCTCCCACCACCTTTGCATGAAAAAGCCGCATCCTTGAAAGATGCGGCCTGTTGTGTATCTATTTTTGATCCGCATGCGCCTGCGGATTCCTGTTTACTGTCTATTCTTCGATCGCGCTTTTTTCTCTTTTGCCTATTTCATCCGCGATCATTTGCGCCAATCTCATATCATGTTCCTTAGTTGGCATTACCTTCCGCCTCCCTGATGATGATAACCATATCATAACACATTCAGAGGCGGAAGGCAATACAAGCTCCAGTTACAGGACATCGTCGATATATACCTTGCCATCCGGCGTACCTGTCCAGCCGGCCCCGGCGCTCCATGCGCGCACTTCCAGGAAGCCGAGCATGTCCATCTCATCGATGTCGCGCATGCGCCACCCGGCTTTTAATAGTTGGTCGTATATGGAAAACACGTAATCTTCCAGCGTCAGGATCGGGCGCCGGTCGTTTTTGCCTTTCCGGGCGCTCTTTTCTGCGCTGGCGTCGTAGGGAAGCTCTTCAGCACCTCCGTGGTCTGGCTCTGAACGGCCAACATCGCAAGCACAATGTCCTCCACGAGCCGGTCTGCCGGGTATCCATCATACACGTCCTCGGGCGTGAACTGATTGCCAAAGATCAGGCAAAACCATTTGACCAGTACATCCAGCCCGTCAGCCAATTCTATCGGCTTCTCAGCCACTTCTTCCTCGCCGGCGAGCGCCTTGGCGATCTGCGAGTATACTTTCAACGCTGGCCCCATCTCGCGCAAGGCGCGGCCAGCGATAAAATCCACCGTATAGGTCTTGTCTCCGAGCTTGCAGGTGATCATTGCAATCCTCCTTGCAGTTTATTTGTTAATTCTTGTGTTTCCTATTGACATTAGCGTTACGCTATGATATAATTGACTCATAAGAAAGGAGGTGAGCGTGCCATGACGGCTGAGGAAATCCGAGTCCTGCTGGAGGCCATCAAAAAAGGGCTTGAAGGCGACGTGATCGATCGGATCACGATAACCATCAAACCCAAGGCCACCAGCAAGTAGCCCCGAGCCGGGAGGGCGGCCACCCTCCCGGTTCCCTTCAAGTATATCATGGATTGGAGTGAATATCAATGTCTGAACGTGAAGAATTTTTGCAATCGATGGAGCGTTTGCCAAACACAGCCATAAAAGGCGATACCGTCACGATCCGCCCCAAGGCCACGCGCCCGCTGCGATTGCGCGTCAACCGCAACGGCAAGGGCTATGCCACCAGCTATACCTTGCCGGTCGGGTGCGCCGAGGCGCGCGAAGCGGGATTCGTGGATGCCGATGGAAAACCGTTGCCGCTGGAAAAGCACATCGACCCGCAGCAGCATACCATCACGTTCAAATTGCAGAAGGATTGAATTTGCCGATTTGGGGATCGGTAAATCCAATCCTGAAACTCAGACAAGCGCGGCTCGGAGAGATACCCGAGCCGCGCTTCATCGTCAAGGCTCTTCGCTGCCGCCCGATGTAAACGTAGGCGAATACACCGAGCTCAGGAAGGAGGCCGCCGCCGTAGCGTCAAAGCCGTTCTGTCCCTCATCGGCAGTGTACTTCCAGTGACCGTCGCTGGTGCGCTTGATGGCGGTAAATTCCACCTGTCCCGTCTGGCGGGTGATGGTGGCGCCCTCCTTTGTATGGTACTGCTCCGTCATCGGCGTGGCGCGGCATTTGAGCAGCCAAATGTAGCGGAAACCACCCGCGCGCAGCTCTGCCTTCGCACCGATGGCGTAGTAGGGCGGCGTATCATTCGCGGACTGCACCATTACGCCCTTGTCGTCCAGCTTTGCGCCTTCAATGCCTGCGCGGATGTCAAGCGGGAGCTGCGTCATCTCCAACGCGACCGTGACTTCCGGGTCTGGCTGGATGACGTCAAACTCGATGTCATCCGCATACTGCACGTCCGGGTCGGCGTTGTTGGGCGTGATGCTCATGTCAATCGCGCCCTCAACGGCTTCCGGGGTGTCGTATGTAGTTTCTTCGTCCGTGTCGGTGAGCAACTGCGCGATGACCACATTTTTCAGGCCGATCACACTTTTCATGCGTTCCTCTCTTTCCCCCGCCATTGCTGCGGGCCGTCCTATTTTCCAAGCGCCCGGTCAAGGGCCTCGGAGAGCTTGCTTTTGATGATCTGGTTCGCCTCTTCCCGCTTTGCGTCGAACGCAGGTTGCAAAAACGGATGCGGCGCGGCTGGCCCATGAGGGCCGCCGTGACCAAATTCCACGAATGGCGCGTATAATCCATCCTCATCGCCATTTTCGCCCTTGAATTTGCCGATGTCGATGCGGTATCGGTATCCTCCGCCTGCTTTCTCCGGCCGTTTTACGACCTTCCCCGTGCGCAGTGTCCTCTTCAGCGTTCCAGTCTTTACGGGTACGAACGCCTTTGCCTTTTCAAGCACCGGCTGCGCGGCTTCGGTGAGTGCCTCCGTTGCCGTTTTGCGGAAGTTCCCGCCCTCCGCATCCGACAATTCCTGCGCCATGCGCTGGATGTCGTTCACGAGTTCGGTCATGCCCTCGACCTGCCACCCAACGCCGTCAGCCACTTTCCCACCCCTTCCACGTCCAGGATGTTCGGAAGCGCTTAGCGTCCTCTTCGTACTCCACGCGCTCGTCCTCCATCTCCCAGCCGGCGGCGCGCATGGCCGCGCGCACTTTGGCGGCGGTATCGATGGGGTTTTCAACGCTCCACATGTTGAGGTAAGCGTACACCGCGTAATCCGTCAGCGTATCGTCTGCATGCGCGTCCTCGGTGCGCATCAGCGTATACACGATATATTCCTCGGGCGGCTTCTTCTCGGTCGCGGATTCCCTCCAAGCCCCAAGGTGGCACGAGATGCCCGTTCCCGACAATGCCGCAAATGGGTTTGCCGTCATCCGCTCACCTCCTGCACTTGCTCCGTGTTGAGCGTTACGAAATCACGCCCGTGTTCGCCGTTATACAGACCGATGATCTTGTGGCGCTTATTATCGTAGTCCACATACATCCCAGGCCGCACACCGTAGCGCTCTGCGACCACATGGCGTATGATGAAATTTACCACCTCCACTGTGCGCCCCGCGGCGGCGGAAAAGGATTCGTTCGCCCGATAACTGGCGTCGCGCACGGCTGCCCAGCATTTGCACACCTCAGTCGCCACATCCTCGGGCGCGCCCCAGGCGTCCTGTGTCGATGTGATCTGCATGATGCGGATGCGCCGGTTCAGCTCGCCCGCGCTTTCAACCATCCTCGCCATCCGCGTCATCTCCTTCCAGCGCGCGCGCCTGAAGCTGTGAAATCAGGAAGTTTGCGCCCGGAGTTATTTCGCCGGTGGCCTCCGGGCAAAGAAACCATCCTGCTACCAGCACACAGGCGGCGGCCTGTACGGCTTCGTCATCTTCGTGCTGCGCGATCCAATCCACGCCGACAGCTTCACGCAAGACGCGCTCCGCCGCCGGTTTGAGCAGTCCGGCAATATGGGGATAGTCCGTCTCGCTTTCGATGCGCAACATATCCGCAAGGTCGGTCACATTGTCAAAGATCGCCATGGACTATCCCCCTTCCTCCGCTCTGCTTTAGCTGCGCGCCGCCAGCGCCACATACGGGCTGCGCGTCGTCGTGCCTTTGGCCGGCGTGCCCACGCTGTACCAGGACGGCATGCCGTTGCAGCGATAGGTAAACTTAAACGCCATTTCGTCGTACTCGAAGCGCACATGCACGCTCGTGGTCTGCCGGATGCCGTCACGCTCGATCCAGAAGTATTCGCTGGGATCGACGAAGGCGATGTCGCCCAAGTTGCCGGCGGCGGCCATATGCTCGTTGGGCACTACCGGGCGGCCCAGCAAGGTGCCGTAGGGCGCAGACGCAAGGCCGTTCGGCGGCATGTACACCGGCACGCCGAATGTGCCGGAAACCTTCTCCACAGCGCTTTCACCGGCGGAAGAGATGGTGCCGGTCTGCATGGTCATCTGGATGAGCTGGAGTTCGATGTCCGGGTTGATCAGCCAGATGGCCCGCGAACGGCTCGCCGGATCCATACGGTTCCACATCTTGAGGATGTTCTGCATGTTCACCGTAGCCGCTGCCTGGCTCGTTTCCTTGGCCACGGTGATCAGCGCCGCATTGCCGGTGCTGGCAGTGCCGTTGAGCATGCCCAGGGGCTGCGCGGCGTTGCCAGATACCGTGCCTGCGCCAAACAGGATGGCTTCGTCCACCTCCCACGTCATGGCGTTGTTGAAAGCGTCCATCATGATGCTTTCAAGGAAGCGGCTGTCGCGCAGGATCTCCTCGGTGGCGTAGCCCAGCGCGCCCAGCTTGGTCAGCTTCATACTGCGGGTGGCAAACTTGGTCTGGGTGGCCGTGTACTGGTCGGCCTCGTTCATCCAGTACGCCTTTACGCCGCCGTAGCGGTTGCTGTTGCTCCTGTCCTTGTCCGGCCAGTAGGGCATATCCAGGCTGTTGCTGTCCGGCCCCACGGACAGATGCCGCACGCGCGGCAGGAAGAAGCTGCTTTCGCGCACGCTCTGCAAAAGCGCCGTCGTCACCGTCGGGGACAGAAGATAGCCGCCATCGTCGCCGTCTGTTTCGTTCTGGCCGCTGGCCGTGTTCGCACGCGGATTCACGCGCACTTCCACGCCGGGAATGCGCGCACCACGGCGGCGCAGTTCCACCGCCGCCACCTGCTGGAGCTGTTCGCCCAGGGTCGGCTGCGCGGGCGCGGCGTTTTCCGGCGCGGCCTGCATGGGACGCGCGCCTTCCGCCATCTGGTCGCGCAGGGCCTCCATGTCGTCCATCTGGCTGTTGATGGCGTTGAGGCGGTCGCGGATCGCGTGCAGGCGATCCATATCTTCGCAGGCATCCGCCTCCGTAAGCAGCGTGCGGCGCTCCTCGCGCAACGTGTTGATCCTCTCAATAATTCCCATTATCCTACCTCCGTTTCTCACGCGCCAAGCGTTCTTATGCGCTCGCGCAAAAGTCTCTTTTCCTCCTGATCAGGCGTTTCCCCGCCTGTTTCAGTTTTAGTTTCCTTCTCTGGCCGCTTGTCCCCGATCGGCATGCCAGAGGTTTCGATCAACGCCCCATCGCTCATGCCCTGCATCAAAGGGCTGATGATCGCATTTTCGATGCTGTGCCACTTCGCCGAGCCCGTATCGTCGATCCGTACACACGTCCTGTGCCTCCGCGCCTCGGCAATGCTCGCCGCACACGGCGACAGTTCGTCCCACACGCGCTTTTCCGCACGCAGAATAGCAGCGCTCGGGATCTGCAAAGCAGCGGCACGGGCAGAAGAGCTTTCGTAGCCTTCGGCCTCCGCGTCCTCGCTTTCCTCCACCTCCAAATCGCCGTCCCCCGCAAACAGCACTTCGTCGATGAAGCCGCGCCGCTTGGCCGTCTGGGCTGTCATCCAGGCAGGCCGATCCATCATCTGCCGCAGCGTCGAGCGCGTGAGGCCCGTCTTCAGCTCATAGGCATTGAGAATGGCGTTGCGCGTGTTGATGAGTTCTTTGCGCGCACGCTCCATTTCCCGGTAGTCGCCTTCTGCCTGCATGGATGGGTTGTGGATCATGATCTCCGCTGTGGGAGACGCCCGCACGGGCTTGCCTGCCATCAGGATCACACTTGCCGCGCTCGCCGCCAGGCCGGTCACAACCGTAATGATGGGGCCCGTATACGCGCGCAGCGACGTGTAGATCTCCGAAGCGCTCCACACGTCGCCGCCATAACTGTTGATCCGCACGACCACCTCCTCGCCATCAGCTTCCTGCAAAACGCGCGTCACGTCCGCCGGACTTGTAGCTTCATAGCCGAACCAGCGGTATATCCAGGCGTCGTCGTTCGATGCGATAACGCCGCGAATATCAATTTCCGCCATTTTCGTCACCTCCTGCGACCAGCGCCTTGAGCGTGGTCAGGTTCTTCGTCACCAGCAGCTCGTCGCCGCCTTCCAAGTCGTTCATGTCCTCCAGCGCGCGGCCTTCGTTCGGCGTCATCATGGCCGATGCGATCATTCGCTGGAAGTACGTGCTTCGGCTCTGGTCATCGCCGCGCATGGCCGAAGCCAGATTGAATTTGTAATACAGGCTCTGCCGCTCCCTGGGCAGCAGCAGCTTATAGCGCATCTCTTCTTCCCATTGCACGGCCCGCGGCAACAGTGTGCCTTGCACATACTCGATGGCCTGCGCCTGATTGCTCTCGTAGCTCTGCTTGCCGGATTGCAGCTTGTGTTCCGGCACACCTGTAAAGCGGGCGACTTCCTCCACGGTAAACTGGCGGCTCTCGATAAACTGCGCGTCCCGTTGCGAAATGCCTAGTTGTGTGTATTTCATACCCAAGTCCATGACAGCTACGCGGAAAGCGCCGTCCATGCCGCCGACCATGCGCTCGAAACTGGCGCGCACCTTGTCCTTGTTGGCCTGATCCAGTTTTGTCGGCACTTCGATGATGCCGCTGGGCCGCGCGCCCTGCTTGTAGAATTTTCCGGCGTACTTCTGCGAAAGAAGGTCGGTGCGGATGGCGTCGCGCGCCATTTGCAGTATGCCGATGCCGTAACGCCCGTTACCCGTCTCAAAGCGCAGGTGCAGAAGTTCGTCCTCGTGGAATTTGCGCGTCAAGTCCAGTTCCTTCGTCTCCGCAGTAAAACTGTACCAGCGCCCGCCTTGCTCATCCTCGTACATTTGGTGCGCGTCCGGCAATGGGATCAGCCGCATCAAAGGCCCGCTGCGGTCGATGTAAGCAAATGCCTCGCCGTACCAAAAGCATTTGCTTTCCATGACCTTTTTGAAGGTATAGGGCGACATGTTTTCGTTCGCCCGCACCGTAAGGGCATATAGGCTCGGATGTTTCTCTACACTCTCACGGCGCGATCCATCTTTGCGATACAGATCTACCGGCATACACGCCATCGCGTTGGTGAGGATGCGGTGCGCCGCCGCCACTGGGCTGGATGTGAGCGCGGAGGACGGGCCGCGCGCGGCGTTGTCTTCGCTTTCTTCCCAGCGCTTGAGCAATTCGTCCAGCGTCAGGATCTGCACGCCTCCTTCCTCGCTCCGCCGCCTGCGCAGGAAAGCCAATGGACTCTTCATCGTCTAAAACCCCCAGTCTTCCGCGCCGATGACCGCGTTGATGTCCATCTCCTGCCGCTGCGAGGCGCGCACGAAGGCATTGAGCACCGCCGCGATAGCGTCGATGCGCATGTTGGCCATCAGGTTCTTTTTGCTGAGTTTTATATTGCCGTTGTCGTCGGAAACCTCCACTGCGTTTGCCAAGCACCATGTAAGCAGCGGGTTGCCCCGATGCACGATCCTGCCCTGCATCACCAGTTCGCGGAACAGCTTTGTCGGCTCCGAGAGCGTCTGCACGCCCTGCCGGATCTCCACCACCATTTCCTGTGCCGCCGCATCACCGTAAAGGTCTGTCCAATATGCAGCAAGATCCTGCGCGAGATGCGTCGCCTGATATGGGTCGAAGTCAAATTCCTTCACCGGGCATGCCGTCGCATCCATGCGCTGCACATCTTCCAAGATGGCGTGATAGTCCGTTACGCTGCCCGGCGTGGCCGTCGCCCAGCCATCCCGTATCCAGGCGCGATACGGCACGCGATCACTGCGTTCGTGCGCGGTCACGCCTTCCTCGGGCAGATAGCCATGCGCGTCTACGGCGAAGCGCCCATCCGCAAGCGGCCAAACACTGCCGGTGGCAGTCAGGTCGATCTTCTTGGACAGGTCGGCGCCCAAGTAGCGCTCTCTGCCATGCACCAGCGCGGCAAACTCTTCGGCCGGTGCCGCCAGTGCGCGCCATTTCTCCATCATCTGCATGGACATATAACGCGCCTGACTGTCGGCCTGCCAGCGGTTCATGCGCTTGATGAGAAATTCACGGATCTTGTTTTCGTTGTTCATGCCGTATGCATCTGCGTACTGGCTTTCAACTTCCTCGCGCAGCGCACGGGCATAATCGCCGTTGCTGCGGAAAAACGGATTCGCCTTCGCCCAACATGCCTTATTATGGGGATCGTCATCGTCGTCGATCTCGCGGATCATTACGAAAACATCATCCTGCCGGAGATTCCCCTCCAACACCTGCTTGTATTGGCAATCGTCGCGGTAGCAGGGCTTGTTTTCCGCATCCGCACCCGCGGTGGTGATGATATACTCAAGGCACTGGCGCTTTTTGCCCTTTCCCGACACTGCCACGTCATGCACCTTGCTGTTGACGTGCGCGTGCCATTCTTCGGTGATGATGAGGGAAGGGCGACCGCCGTCCTTGTTGTTCGTGTCGCGCGAGAAAACTTCTACCGACCCGCCGCGAACCTTGTGGCGTATGTAGGTGTTTTTCACAGACAAACGCTTTAGGAAAGCCGGCGTCGCCCTGGCCATGTCCGCGATGTCCCCTCGGGCAATATTGCCCTGCGCCCGATCCACGGCCACGATGTTGATCTGCGGCTGCATCTCAAACTGAGCGTACTCGGGCTGACCCGGCGGATACATGGCGTCGCCAAGCATAAAGTAGTTTGCCAGCCCCGCCGCAAGCGTGGTCTTGGCATGGCCGCGGGCGATGCGCGTATAGCCCAAGCGGAAGCGCCGCCTGCCGGTATCTTTGTGTACCCAACCCATCAGGCAACCAAGGTCGAATTTTTGCCAGTCCTCCAGCTCGATGTGCTGCTCTGGCACATCTAGCCGTGGTATCAGGCTAAAGTGCTTGTATATCCGATTCGCGCGCGTAACATCGAACACATACGGGAACTCCGCTGTTCCCGAACGTTTGAGATCATCGAGATGGCGCGTGCAGGCAAGGATCTCCCATTTGCACACCTGTCCCGGAAAAGCCCCCGAAACGACTCTGCGCGCATATTCCGTGACCGGGTGTTCTTCCGCCAGAGTGCGCAGTTCTTCCGGGCTATACATCGTTTTCGCCCCCGGCCGCCCAGTCAGCCATACAATTCATCCTCCTCCGTCACTGGACGCTCGGTGGCGCGCTGCTTGGCCAGCCTCTGGCGGCCGTTCGGCGTGAGGCCAAGTTCCTTCTGGTAAGCGATCACCAAACGCTCTTGGGCCTGCAACGTCTTTAGCAGCGTCATCTCATCCGTCACCAACGCGCGGATCACCTTCGCCGGATATTCGTTGTCCTCATAGTAGCCTTCAAGCACTCGTTTGAGCGTTCGGTCGATGGTTTTCTCGGTCTTTTCGCGCAGTTGCTCATAGTCATCCCGCAGCGCATCTTCCCGCGCCCTCGCCAGGCAGTAGCTCGCCAGCAGATCCGTATCCACGTTATCGAGCAGCGTCAATCCCTTCATGCGCGCGATCGTGGATTTCCAGTATGCGCTTGCCGCCGGATCCTCTTTCACCCGCTTCGGCGCGATCAGGCGCACGAACCTGCGTTCAAGTTCCTGCTCCGCCTGTTCGCGTTTCTCGCGCTCCGCTATGGTCATGTGCTTTTTCATATTTTCGGCCTTTTTGACCGGCGTAGCCATTCTGATCGCACCTCCTTCGACCGATCAGAAGAACCCCTCGGGCCCTCTTCAAGGCAAAATTTGTTTCCCCATCTCTTCCATATCCGCGCGCGCACGCGCATGCGCGCCTGTGCAGCCTTCATCGGGGAAATTTTCAAAAATTTGAGGGCAGCACGATTTA